TACTCAACCACAAGAAACATCAAGTACTCCTGATATTACTAGAAGACCTGGTGCTATGGGAAATAATGCAGCGAATGCAGTAATTCAAGCACTGAAAAAATCAGTAGATAGACAGGATAGTTATGTAAGTATTTTTATAGAACTTGGTATGGATTTTTTCAATGAAAGATTTCTTGAAAGTAATGTTACAAAGAAAAAAAGTATTGATAAATTTATTGCAGAAGCAAAAACAAGTTTAGTACTTATACCTAATAGGTCTCCTGGTAATACAGGGCTATTAGATACGAAAGACATTGCATACTTTAGACAACAACTTTTTCAAGCTACAGAAGCTTATATGCA